AGTTTTATCTTGACGATTAACTTTTTGCCAGTCTTCCGATAATCCAAAGTCTGCTCTCCAGTTTGAATATTCCTCTACCTTCATTTCACCACTATCGATATAATCTGCGGCAGCATCAATATAATCTGCTGCTTTAGTAATTTTTGATTGAACCCACGCTTCAATATTACCTTCGCCCTTCATTTTTTTACGAAGTCTCTTTGCAGCAGAGATGATTGTAGAAATTTCTGAGCGAGCCATTGAGTGCTCATGATCATAAGACTCTGGAAAATTACCAGGATGTACAGTTGCGATATTATATTTTAATTGATTAGTTGTTAGTGCTGAAGGAATTGAGAACATATCCCAATACTTTGGTCCATATTTGCACTCACTTCTAGTTTCATCTTTTTTGCATTTTGGACAATATCTGATCATTGATTGTTCCTCCTTTACTGGTACACAATTTGGGACCATTTTTTTACCTTTTTTCTTCATTCCTTCTTGCTTATATCCATCCCAACAATCTTCTGATTTAGTTCCCCAGTTAGCAGCACCAACCTTACGGCACTTAACCAATGCTCCTGATGCATATGCACTTGGCCAAACATCATATCTAGATTTTACTTTTTGATAACAAGCATCTTTCTTACCACTACCCTTGCCTGGTTTATCTTTAACTTCTTGTAAGTTCATTTCTTCAGTTCTTACGTTTGTTGGTTTAGCGCCACCAGTTTTTTCTGGTTGATTTGGATCTAATCTATTTTTTCTTCTTCTTGCCGCCTCTTCTTCATCTTTAGACAAAGATCTTTTCATTTTTGAACTTCCGCATTTTGGAGTAGAAGTTTGACCTGGTTGACGGGCACAAGGTTTACCTGCCCATTTTCCACCTAACTGAACCCACCCCCTTTTACCATCAGATGATTTAGATTTATTAAACCAATCGTGAAGACCTTGATCCCCAGAAGTAGTTTCTTCTTTCACATCCTTAAACTTTTTATGATGCTTTTTAGCATCTGACTCCATTTTTTTCAAACGAGTATAATAATCTGGAATTTCATCTAGATGTTGAAGAGCAATATCTGTAGCAAGATCTTTATCTCTAGTATGCTCGTGCTCAATAGGAATTCCCATTTCAAGTTGCTTTCTTATGAAAGAAGCATCTAAGCGATGTTTCTTCGCAATTTCTTCAACTGTTTTATGGGGTTTGACCTTATGCACAATAATAAAAAATTATTACTCTTTATTATTTAGAAAACCTTGTTTGAGTAGTTTTGAAAGTTCTGATGTAGATCCAACAAATACCGCATTGTTTGTAACGTTATTGGTTGTTTTAACTACATCTTCTTCAACATCTTTAAGTTTCTTTTGAAGATCAATTAGTTTATCTGTAACATCTCCAACAGATTTAATTAACTGACCTGCAACTTCATATGCTCTTGGACTCCCTCCCTCTCCAGCAAGTTCCATTATTCCATTAATCGCCTCTTGACCCTTCTCAATCAATGAATACAAATTTGCACGAGTGTATTCATAGTCTTTTTTTATGTCGTCAGACTTTAATGGTGCAATATTTAATTGCTCTTTTACTTCGTCTACTTCGACTATTTTACTCTCGATGTTGAGAGCATCGTCCAATCCCTCATAATTATTCTTCATAATTCTCAAATATCAGTTTGTTGTGTTGGACTAAATGTTTTTGAGTCCGAAAAATCTAACCATTCCTCATCAAATCCAAAATTATCACCAGGTTCTGCATCGTAAGGATCTGGTTGAACAGTGTATCTAACTTCTCTCTTAGCAGTTTGTCTATTCGCATCGGTATACATATCAACCTGAACCTTACGAATAAGACCATCAGTGGTATCTGCAATAGGACCAAACAGATATGCTTTTACTGTAAAATTGAAAGTATAGATCAAAATTCTTCTTGTAGAAAAATCACCTTCATAATCATCGGTAAAAGATACATTATCTAAAACAACAGGAATATCCCTCTTTTCCCCAATTGAATCAACTAAATCTACAGTTAGATTAAATGAAGGTTGGAAATAAGGCAAAATTTGCTCAACAACTTGTAGAGCATCATCTTGAAGTTTGGTCATTAGATTCAATTGGAATCCAATATTATATGGAACTGGAAGAAAAACCTTCTTAAGATTTGACCCATCACATGCTCTAAATGTTTGTGTTACATTTGCTTTTCGAGTCGGATCATATTGAATGGAATTCATTTCAAATGCCAGTCTAGGCAAAGTCATGGCAATTGGTTTATTAAGTTCAGGTTGCTGCTCAATTCTTGCTAAGAATTTTTGAATGGGTCCATATGCTAACGGAACCTTCATCTCACTAATACTATCTCCAGAAGAATCTTTATGTCGTATATAAATTTCATTAAATAATGTGCCAAAGGCAATTACTGTTCTTCTTATTATTTCATGATAATAATAGTTTCCTAACATTAGAAGGTCCCAAATGGATTAGATTCTGTGAAATCGATGATGCCGTCCGCAGCATTTTCAATTTCTATATTTTCACTATATTTATCATATAGATCCCAATTATTATAAGATTGTACCGAATATATTGCACTAGATGCTGCTCCAACAACAAGTTCTCCAGGATAGAATCCTTTAGTTGTGACGTTATCTACAAAAGAAACCTTAAGAATCTTAGTATCACTATCCCAATATTTAACACGAGCTCTTGTTCCAGAACTCGATCCAAATACTTCCTCATTAAACAGATAAGTTCCAATTCCAGATAAAACTGGTGGTGGAGCAATGATAACTGTTGGGGCAACAGTATATCCAGAACCAGGATTTACAATCCTAATAGAACTAATTGATTGTCCAGCACCAACTATTGCGATAGCAGATGCTGTCTGTCCAGAACCAACAGATCCAACAATGCTCACTATTGGTGAATTTACATATCCAATACCATTGTTTGTAACATCAAATTTCACAATTCCACTTCTAATAGTTTCAATAGAACAAGTGGCTAATGCATCAGATCCACCTCCTCCAACTATAGAAATTATTGGCGCAACTGTATATCCTGCACCAGCATTTGTAAGTTGAATAGACTGAATTGAATAAACTCCAGCTCTAGAGGTTGTAATTGCTACAGCAGATGCATTTATGCCACCTATTGGTGCGGATGAAATTGCTACAGTTGGAGTAGTTGTATAATCATATCCATCATTGTTTAAAAATATTTGACGTATATATCCAGTACCAATTGTCGATGTAGCTTCTGCTGTAGATCCTAAACCAATTAATTGTAATGTGCTGATATATCCCTGATCTTCTATTTGCGTATCAATTTCATCAATACTTGTATCAATGACCTCATCTTCATATTCAAATAGTTCACATCTCAATTCATAGACATATAACTTACCTAGTTGATAAAAATTGACTTCATGCTCTACAAATTTTACTTCAAAAAGTCTTTGTCCCAATGGAAAATAAACCAAATCTCCTTCCCTTGGTCTTGAAGCAAGAACAATTTCATCATCATTTAAACCATCTAAAAATGGAGATATAAAGTCTTCAAAACGTTCTTTTGAAATAATCAGACTTAATTCATCCTTTAAACTAACACCAAATTTAGTTAATAAGTCTCCCTGACCAGTATATCCATCATAGTTATTAATATATGCTTCAATTGCGAAATTATCATCAAATCTTGATGATTGGATTTCTTTTAAGATAGTTTGTTTCCTTACAAATTTTCTGGGTATATAAGTCACCTCTATACCATAAATTCTCAACTGCTCGTTAATTAATTCTTGAACGAGTCTCTGTTCATTTTGTGATCCCTGTAAGAAAAATGGATTAAGAGTCATTATCCAATAAAGTCGTAAGGTGGAAGTTCATAATCCATAGACATTCTCTGTCTAATACTTTCTATTTCTTTCTCAGCATCGTCATATATTTCTCTACCATTTAGTTCAATTCCTCCAGGAAGCTTAACTCCTCTGAATTTAATTAAATTTTGTCCCCATTGTCTTTTCATTAATGCAGTTAAATAACGCTTCAAGAAACTATCGTTATAAACTCTAGTAAAATCATTTGGGTCTAAAATTCTATAGCAATCAATTACAATAAATGTATCTTTTGCCTTTGAATCCCAATCTATATCCAAATATAATCTATCTTGCCTTTTATTAAATCTAATTTGTTTGTCAGTAGAAAGGAGGAAGTCAATATCTTCAAGGTAAGTTTTTACCATTGCATATTGTAAAAGTTCAACGGAATTAAAATAATATAAATCATTTAGGAATAATTGATATTTAATGCTCCACATACCAGCGGAGATTGAACTAGTATCAAATTTAAAGATTTTTTCTATACCTATAACACTATCAGGAACCTGAATGAAGTTAGAATTCTCATAAAAATTAAAAGTTGTTGAACCTATACCAGATATATTTCCAGTTGTTGTAGTTGTTACAATTCCAACTCCATTTGTACCTTTTGCTTTTCCTCTATCAATATCTTCTTGAGTGATTTTGTATTTCAAATACATTCTTTCCACACCATCAAAGTGTCTTTCCTGGAAATATTGTAAAGCATCATCAACTAAGTCATCAATTTGTTCATCCGCCAAATTAATTTCTAGTACTGGAGCACCTAACTGTCTTAAGCAATAATCAATAAGTTGTTGTCTACTTGCCGGTTTTGACATTTTTAATAGGATCCTCCATCTATAACACTTGCCCAAGAGGGAATTCCTGAGCTATTGGTTGAAAGTATATAGTTTGTTTCCGATATTGCTGAAAAAGTTGATGCAGTAGAAACGAGTTGATCATTGGCATCAAAATAAGCGATTCCATATGGTTCGCCCGCTGGATAATAAAATGATTGTCCAACAGTAAGAATACCTGTTACATTGGCGTTTCTAGCAGTAAATTCATCAAATCTTAAATCATCGCTGATATATAAATCGCCATCAATATATACATCATTTTTAAAGGTTGCAACTCCAACAAATGTCGATATCCCACTCACATTTAATTGAGTGACGGATGCTATACCACCAATAACATTAAATGATGTTGCAGATGAATCTGACGATCCTCCAAGACTCGAAACTACTTTAATTGTATTTTGTTGTCCAACTCTAACTTTGATATCGGACATTATCGAGTAACTCCTTCTCTTACAAGAACCATTCCTTCAATTACTCTTGTTTTTACCCCAGATTTGGTAATCACAACATCATAAACGTATCTTCCAGGTTTTAAACTTTCAGTTTGGCTGGAAGTTAGAGAAATGGTTATTTTACCCAAAGATGCTGGAGAAGAAATTAATGTTGTAAAAGTAGTTGCCGTCGAACTTCCAGCATATTTTCTCATTTGAGCAGAAACTGTATAGTCAGATAAATCAAGAGAGGAGTTTGAATCACTTTCTTCCAAATCGAATGTTTGATTAAAGTCTGCTCCAGAGTTAACTACAATATTACTGACATATACTGCCGCCATTTATCTTTTTAAGCTCTACTTTTTATTTATATCTCGATAGAACCTATAGATTTAATAACCTCTTGTTGCTTTAAGTATAGTTTGCAATACATCTTTGAAAACTTTTTCAATTCTTCATGACTAAGTTCATCAATCATTCTTGAATACTTTTCAAATTCAAACATTTTATCTATACATTCAAGTTCAATATCATTTAGATCCATTAATAATCTCCTTAAGTAATGATTTAATCTCATCAATATCTTTTTTCATTTGATCAAGCTCTCTTTTCTGAGAATCTCTATTGTTTAAACTATTTACGTACTGGGTGTATGAATAATTATCACAATTAATTATAGCACCCGAGATCTCATCGCGGTATAAGTTCGGGTGCCCTTTTACTGGTATCATCATCTAATTGCAATACTCCTTAAATCTTTGAATCTTGGTGCATACGCTTGATTAGTTCCAGACATTACAATCTTAATTGTATATCCAGTGAACTCCCCAAGATTGTTAGCAGTAAAATCATATTCTAGGAACTGATTTTCCAAACTTGATGGTACAAATGTATCTGGTAATCCGCTGTTATTTGCGGGATTAATTACATCTGGATATCCATCTTGGTTAGCATCAATAGTTAGATTATTATATCCAGGGAACAATTCAAATGATTGTTCAACTTCACTAGAATCTGGTCTAATCAAACTGTATAGGACTCTAAAGTCCGCTGATGCGTGTCTGTATGCACCTATAATTACTTTCAGTGATGTTGCTGGTTGAGATAGTCTTACTGTATTTGAAACGTATACAGCAGCATGTGGATCGTCTAAGAAAGAGTTAACTCTATTATCCACAATGTAATTAGAGACTGGACTATTCAATCTGCTGCTAAGAAGTTGTGCAAAACAATTCTTCCAGAAGATCATTGGTGAAAGATTATTATCAGATGTTGATAGATTTATCTTCGCAGTAAATGATTTGTTTCTCAGTAATCCACCAAGATAAGTCTGCTCATTAACATTTGAGCAAATAATTCTTGTAGAAGAAAGTTTGTTTTCAACTCCAATTTCAACATCTTCGTATCCTTGATCTTGGAATGAAATTTCAGAACCATCCACACTTGTTCCACTTACAGATCTAATTTGTGCCGAAACTTCAGTTGACGCTCCAGGAACCAATGTTGCTATTACGGGAATGATATTATCATATTGAATATTCTCTGTTGCCTGTACTAAACTTCCACCGCCAGAGTATTCTGCACTAAATGATAGTTGTGGTGTAGAATCTAAACTTGCGTCAGAACTTCTGTCAGTTACATTTGAATCAAAGTTTGATCTATCAAATTCAATGTAGTAACTATCAATATCATTACCAACGTCACTGATATCATGAGTTTTATTAATTCTCCTCAGAGAAACTCCACTTACTTCATACTTGTAAACTGTAGAACCTGATGGATGATCCAGGATCAGAGTGGAATCAACTCCTCTTGTGATAGTTAAGAGCTGTCCTACACCAATACTTTCATATCTTATGATTTCATTTTCAATCTTAATATAACCTGGATTGGTAGCACTAACTATTACTCCCTCAAATGTTGTGAAGTTTGATGTTGAAGCAACACTAACAGAAGTTCCAGTTGATTCAAGTGTTGCCGACAATGTTGTTGGGGCAACGTCTGATTCTACATTATAAAGTGTTAGTTTATTGTTAGCTGCGTACATTCCATGATCAAAATGGTTTACTTTCATAAAGTTACCATTATAAATTCCACCTACAGCAGTTGAAGATAAAATAGAAGTTCCTGCAGCAGATATTGCTGTATTGGAGTTATCATAATAGACCAATGTGGAAACACCGACAGTTGTGAATGATTGACCTTGGACGTTGGAAATGTATAAAGTATCTAAACCAGTAATTCCAGTAATTGTTATTCTTGCATTATTTCCAGATGCTGGCGAAACATCAGATGTTGTAATTCCAACAACATCACCAACTGAATACCCATTACCACGAGCAGTAGTAGGAGTTACTGCAGTAATAACTCCGTTTGTTGCAGTTATGTTTAGTCTTAAACCAGACCCACTACCTGAGATAGCATAGGTTCCAACATTTGATGTTGTAGTGTAGTTTGATCCTCCAGTTGTAATACCAACAGTAGCTACTGAACTTCCGGTTCCAACAATATAACCATAATTGTATGGTTTAACAACTTCACCAATCTTTCTTCCAGTTGTAAGAATTCCAATCATATTACTATCGGTTGTGGTTGTTATGCCGATAGCAAATCTCTTAGGTAGAGTTGTGATTGGATTATTTTGAAGAGTAGGAACATATCCATTACTCTCATTAAGAGTTGGGTTGTGGAACAGCACACTTCCAGATGTTGCTACGAAGTCAGCTTTATAAAGTTTGAACTTAAGATCCTGATATTGATTTGCTGTCCAAATGGATCCGTTTTGTGACTTGAACAGACTTCCGATAGCGAACTGTCTGGTATAACGTACACTTTCTGCATCTGGTAATGTCGCAGTATTTACTGTTCTTTCACCCATTTCAGCAATCCAAACTTCGTATTGATCGGATTGTGGTGCTAGAAGAACAATTGCATATTCTAAACCAGGGGACAGGTAGATTGGATAATCAAATGTAACTTTTGTTGCTACAGTCGCATCGCTAGAAGTTTCAATTTGCTCTGGCTTAAGGGTAACGGGATTTCCAATAACCGTTCTAGTTGGAGTGCCCAATTCAACTGTCCTAACCTCAACAGTTAGTGGGGAATTATTTTGGTCCTTATTAGCAAAATAGATATCTACAGCAGTCAAGTATGCACCATTTGAATCATCATTTGGAGAATTTCCATTTGTATCTTCTATGCTACCACCCACTGAGAATGATTGTGCTAGAGGATCAATAAAAGTTCTAGTAGTTATTAGCTGTCTAGTAATATTTGTTATTGTATCAGTTGTTGTAATTATTCTTTGTCTACTTTCCCAGATTCCCTCTGCTCTATAAACTGTTTCTGCGGACGAAATTAAGTTACTACCAGGTAGGGGAATTTGGTTAGTTGAACTTGATGTTAACTTATAAACCTTTGATCCAGTTGCAATTCTTACTGGTGGTGTTGGATTTGTATTGGGATCTCTTAAGAAAAATGCCCCCTGAAGATCGCCATAATTATCAGAAATTAATCTGATATCCTTTACATATGCAACTGCGCCACTTGTCTGACCAACTAGTTTCATACCTGTGGTGATATATCCAGAGTATAGCCCTTGTGCTTCTTGGCACAGAGAATCAATATCAACATTCAAAATTTTCGATGTTGCACTATACGTCGATGGGATATTTTCACTCTTAACATATGGGTTGATATTATATGTGGTTGATGGGGAGCTAAATGGACCTTGCTTGTGATTAGGTGCAGCAACTCTAAACTGGATAAGAGGACTATATAAACCTGATGCAGATGAAATCCAACCAGTAACTGTTTCACCTACAGAGAATGCTTTTGAAGCACCATAGTTCTGTAAAGATGAATTAGTAGCAATTTCGATTAATTTTGGAACAAAATCAACTTGACTATTTCCATCTAAGAATTGATATACTCTTGTAAGTGGTTTCAGATTAACCGCATCAAATGCGGTATTACGAGATCTCATAAAGAGTTCTGTGCCACTAGATACAAGTATATCTTCAATATTGGTACTAGATTCTATATTAGTAGTAGTTTCAGTATCAATAGTAGTTCCAGCTCTGCCTCTGCGAGGACCCCTAACTCTTCTTCTTCGACGTTCAACAGAACTTAACCACAGCAAATTAGTTTGGTTAATAGTTACATCACCAAGTCTAATTGTTCTTACCCAACTATCACTTGATGGATTGAGTTTAACTGTTCCACTATAAGAAACGACATGGAATGGGTTTACATTCTCCACCCTTGTTGCTAATGGTTGCTCAATCCAACCAATAGAATTATACTTTAACGTAATCACATCGTTTGTTTTTTGAACATTAGGATCGTAAAGTGTAAAGTTAGTACTTAAGTCCAATGTTTCATTAGTAAATGCTTCTGCAGATACTGGAAGAAGATTGATACTATTTCTACTAATTTGAGGTATTAGTTCCGAATTAACACTATCAACCTCTATAGAAGACGCTGCAACATTTATCAGGTCACTATTCTTAAAGTCATCGACAAAAAATCCCGTTTTGAATCTATTAAATCCTTGAGCATCTTGAATTTGTAGAGTTTGAGTGTTTAATTCAAGAAGAGACAATGAAGTAACTCTTTCAAGATTTTCTACCCTATTCTCAATTAACCCAATATCTCGCATTGTGTATCTTCTATTATCCACAAGAGAAACAGAAGCATCCTTTGGATTGTATAGGTATGGTGGAAGAGCAATAGTGGCAATTTCCATCACATCATCCGATTTTGATGGTGCTTTTGGATCTATAGATGGAGTTCCCTGAAGAACTATAAAATTGCCCAGTTTATCCAGATACAATTTATCAATTCTTCCTAAGTAGAAACTATAACCAACTAGAGCACCTTCATTTGGTGAAAGAATTAATTTTGGATCTGTTCCAAAAGATCTTGATGCAAAATCAAATGGGGAGGAAGTTGCTGAAGTGAAAGGAGATACTCTTGGTCTGAAATCTAAAGTATCAGAAGCTCTTAGGTTATTTGCCCCAATAGTTGGAATATCAGATCCATATCTTGCGGCATCATAACTATTAACTGTAAATACATCCCCTGTATCTCCAGTTGGTACTTCATAATAATCAAAAACTACCAACATTTTCTTTGTTGGGGCAGACTCTCCTGCGTTTCTTATAAGTTTCGAATAGTCGTAATATTGTTCTTTTTGACCCTTATCCAGGGTAAATTTACTGGTAATATTTTTATAACTACCTGCAGTTATTGATTGTAACTGAGTATTGATATTAGACTCTTCAAATTTAATATTTTCTCCTTCAACAAATCTATTAGTATTCAGATATACGATACCCAAAGTATTTGCTGAAGGCTTAGATACAATTCTAGCAATTGCCTTACTAGATTCTCCCGTTATATTTTCACCAATAATTGCATTTGTATCAACATTAGAAATAGAACTAAACGTAACAGTATCTAAAGTTGGGGTAGATGTGTTTAATGACTCATAAACTGCTATGACTTTAACAACGTCTGGATAATTTAAAGAGATCTCCTCATCCTGAACTCGCAATCCATAGAATTGATTATAATCCAATCCATCATTAATCGATGTGCTGATTCCAGTTCCGGATTCTGGATACTTAGAATACACTACATTGATAGTTTTACTTCTAGTGAATTGCTTTAACTTACTTTGAACGCCGTTTTTAATAAATGTTGCATTAATAGCAGCAATATCTTTATTTTCAATATTTGAAAATGTTACCTGATTATTTGATAGAGTTACTTTATCTGGGGTTAAGCTTTCGGTAGTTCCATCAGAGTAGTGAATGGAATATCTTTCCTCATCAAATGGTTGGAATCTAGCAATCGATGAAGTTATTCCCAAATCAAAGTTACCTGTATCAACAGTAAGAGTATTCGATGAAGGAGTCAATACAGAATTAGATTGTGCAGTAAATGTTAATAATGAATCACTTAAATTTGTAGAAGAAATATTCGAGTTTGGTAATTGGGCATAGAGATATCCTTTATCTTCATTTCTAATCTTTGGTGCACCAATTGAAAAAGTAGTGGTTGTTTGTGAAATTGGAAGCCCACCATCACATATTCCAGATACCGAACTTATACCAACAAGAGTCATTCTTGTTCCATCGGCAGATACTGACTGAACTCTGTTATAAGTTTCAGTATTAAATCCTACTCTTTGATACCTGATAATTGCATCTGAAGAAATTCCAGAGAAAATCTTACCTGCTGCAGAAACAGAACCATTGGACTCAATAGTAATTGTATCTGTCGGAGAAAATCCAAAAGCTGGTGCTTTATCAAGTTGAGTATCTGCTACGAATGCAGTTGAGAAACCAGAAACAGAAGTTGACTGGAAAACCGATTTAATATCGCTTGATGAATATGTTTTTATTGATTTGATAGATCTTGGATATAGTTCTAACCCATTGATTAAAATTTGCTCGCCAACAATAAAACTA